CGCCGACGCTACCACCAGCCAATACCAACCCGGGGAGAAAGTCATGGAATTAGAGGTCAAAGTAGAAAAAGGACTGGTGATTTTTGGAGAGAAGCAGATCACTCCAGCATTGTTTTGGGCAGAGGGAGGCAAAGAGGTGGCCATGGCCGGTTACAAAGACGAGATCGAGAGCTATCAACTGGTGGCCAGGACATCGGGCCGGAAGGTGGCGACCGGCTTTGAGATGCGGGATATCCCATGCACCAAAACCACCGACTACCGAAAGGGAGAAGTGGTGATCATCCGCAACGACACCGGAGAGATGGTCGAGACTCGCAAAATCAGAGATAGCGAGAGGCAGATGGATTTGTTGTAACCGATAAAAGGCGGAAGGGCATTTAACCCTTCCGCCCAACGAAAAGTTGAGCAGCAGGCCCACCAACACTGAACAGGAGAAATGAAGATGGAACAACCACCGAACGCCGCAGCGCCCGCATACGGCCTGTCTGACTCGAACTCGGGGTTAGGCGTTTTGCGAAATGGGGGAGAGGACGATGCTCTGCGAAAGATGTGAAAAGAACGAAGCAACAGACCCGCATGAATGCCCGTACCAGCAGGAAATAAATGAAGACCAGAATCCCGAGTATTGTACCTGCTGCGAAGATTGTCAACAGACTTGCAGGGATGATATTTAATGCAGTTTTTCAGCCCAACGCCGCCAATAACCAGCGGCCCACGGATTACCAAAAACCACGCGGACGGTCTAGCCGTCTGCGTTAATTGGCTTTGTTATGCCGCGTATGCCCAGGAGGGAACAAAATGCACGAATATATGGAACGCATCAACAAGGCTTTGGCTAATGGTGTTCTTGATGCTGGATCGGTGGCCCATGCCCAAGTCGGCCATGATTTATCCTGCGATATTTATACCGGCGGGGAGTGCCATTGCGACCCTGAGATCACGATTGAAACCGATAAAGGGAAATTGCGCGTTACGAGCGCCGGAATTTTGGAAGCGGCATAACGATAAAGCTAAGACGCGCTCCTGGCGCGGCTACTGAGGAGATAACTACGATGGACATGCAGAGCAACCTAAGCCGAACCACGGCGCAAGCGTCGTTTTTAAGCGCCTTGTTATCTGATTTTTTTGATGTTTTCTCTGACTGGGAAAGCGATTGGGAGATTGAGGGATCACTGGCCGATGACGAACCGGATGGCGGGATTAACGAATATGAAGCGTCGGTCAGACACCGGCATTTGATGAAGGAGCCATGCTACTTCCGGTGCCGTGATGATGGCAAAGGCGGTTTTGAGTTTGAATACCATGAAGACTGCTGGGAACCGGTGGCCAAAGAGCAGGTTTGGAGGGCGTTGTGGTTTGATGCCATGGACAGATAACGCCTTGATAACCCGACCGGGCCAATGAAGCCGCCCGGAAGGCTACAACCCCATCAAGTGCGGGGCTGGGGTTTACGCCGACAAGATGGCCGACCTTGAGAACGAATATCCCGAGTTCGCAGAGATGGCGGAGGCTGAGTAAATGGAAACAGTGGATATGCTAAAACCCTGCCCGTTTTGTGGGTGCGATATGAAAATAGTGCCGGATATAGGGGACTACCCGGAACGCATTATGGTTACTGACTACCACGCAGAAACTTGCATTTTTAAAGACGAGGAATGCTTGTCATACCAAGCACATTACGAGGGATCGGCAGCGTTTTCACTGAAATGGAACAGGAGACCGGGATGAACCACGGAGGAAAGCGAGAGCCGCGGCCTGGCAAGAAGCTGGGCGCACCGCCCGGGGCACGAACCGACACGGTAAAGCTCGGAATCAGCATCAGCAAGAGAAATGCCGACAGGCTGAAGGCCAATAAGAAAAAAGGAATTTCCCGCCTGATAGACCTGGCCCTTGACGCCTGGTTTGATCGGGAAAGTTAACGTCTTTTATAAGCTGCCAGCCCCTGAGCATCCAGAAGTTTGAACAGCCTTTATTCTGGACTGCTTGATAAATTTGTTAGCGGTTTTTAGGAGGTTGTTTTGAATGAGTTGGCTTTATTCGCAGGCGCTGGTGGCGGAATACTTGGAGGGCAATTGCTCGGCTGGCGCACTGTCTGCGCTGTCGAATGCAACCCCTACGCCGCAAGCGTACTGTGCGCCAGACAAAATGACGGACTTCTCCCGCCCTTCCCGGTTTGGGATGACGTTTGCACCTTTGACGGAACCCCTTGGCGTGGGATTGTTGACGTGGTTTCTGGCGGATTTCCCTGCCAGGACATCAGCGCCGCTGGCAAGGGCGCAGGGATCGACGGCGAGAGAAGCGGCTTGTGGGGGCAAATGGCCCGGATTATTGGCGAGGTACGACCGGGGAAGGTCTTTGTGGAAAACTCCCCAATGCTCACTCTTCGGGGGCTTGGTAGAGTTCTCGGCGACCTGGCCGCGCTGGGGTACGATGCGGAATGGGGAGTGCTGGGCGCGGAAGATGTGGGAGCGCCACACCGCCGGGAACGAATATGGATTATGGGCCACACCCAGAGCCTCGGCGAACGAAAACCGGCAGACCAAACCAACGCCCTCGCAACTGGCCGGGAAACACGGCTTGAGCTTGTGCGCCCAGGCCAACACGCCGGAAATGTGGCCAACCCCGAACGTCCCGAACGGCGGGAGAAGTACAGCGCATGTGACGGACTGGCGGGGAAAAACGGCCTACCACAACGGGAAGAAGGTGCAAGTGGGGCTGGAAAGTGCGGTGAAACGGTTCCCGACCCCGACGAAGCGCGACCACAAGGGTGGGGCCGACTGGAACAAGCGAACCAGAGATGGGAAGAAACGCCCGGAATCAGATATGACCTTGCCGGATGTGGTGGAAATGGCTGGTGGGCATCTGAACCCGCAGTGGGTCGAGTGGTTGATGGGCTGGCCGCTCGGGTGGACAGACTTACAGCCCTTGGAAATGGGCAAGTGCCAGCATGTGCGGCTGAAGCGTACCGCCGGTTGACCTTGTACCGCTAACGGCTTTTATCACCGGAGCCGCCCCGGTGTAAAATAATGGCGCAAACGTTCCCGGCTTCCGGTGAATAAATTTGTTGTGCGAGGGTGTAGGCATGGATGCTCGTTTTGACCGACAAGAAAAGAGGGAAGTCCAGACCTTGTTTGGCCTGAAAACCCTGGAAGGTAAAGACGAATGGCTGACACCTCCGCAGATAATTAAGACGGTTGGCCCTTTTGACCTCGACCCTTGCGCCCCGATAAACCGCCCCTGGGAAATGGCGGCTAACCACTACACCGTGATTGACAACGGGCTAAATATGCCATGGGCGGGCCGGGTTTGGTGCAACCCGCCCTATGGGACGCAAACCGGCCTATGGCTGGCAAAACGCGCTGACCTTTGCCCGCACTGAGACAAAGGCTTTTTTTGACGCTGTGTGGGACAAGGCGGACGCTGTTTTCTTTTTCCGTGGGCGGATAAAGTTCTATCACGTTTCTGGCAGGGAAGGTGGCAGCGCAGGAGCGCCAAGCATTTTGATTGCCTACGGTAGAGACAACGCTGACCGGTTGCTGAACGCCAAACTGGACGGCAAGGGAATTAGATTAAAGGCTTGAAGCACAACAGTATATTAGACCGCTCTGGCCATATTCGGAAACATTATGCGACAAACTCAGAAACAGAAAGACCGCCAGCGAAAGAAGGCCCAGTCCGGGGTAAGGGCGAGACTCCAGAAGATACTGGACTCCCCCGCCCCGGATTACCCTACCGACAGGAGCAAACCTCCGGGCCATCTTCCGATGAGCAATCTTTTCGGAATCGGCCCGGAGTTGCTCCATTGTGTAGGATTACTGTTCAACCGTGCCGCCCGTGACGTTTTTATCTTTCGCCAGATAGCCGAGTGCGGCAAGGCCAGCGGACACGGCTAAATCACGAGAGCTGATCTGACTTACTTGGCCGCCCATTACCAGCGGCATCAACAGGTTTGCAACAGCGGCCAGCATACCGGCCAGGGTAGTTTTCCAGTTTTTCATACAATCTCCTTCTTATAGACAGTTTTACCGCCTTCCTTGACGGCTGATAGCACCTCACCGCGAGGGGCCGTTTTTGCTAATCCCAAATGAACCCATCCGGTTTCTCCGAACTCGTAGATAATTTGGTCAAAATTGGTCAACATGGTTTGCAGGATCTCACAAACCCGGTTGTTGCTGAAATCGTCAACCGTGAAATCAGCGGCCAGGGCGAAGCGGTGCGAACTGGTAGGCGACCCACCCACCGCCTGATTGACCTCTGGTGAACGGTAGCAACTTGTCACCCTCACAGGGCGACCGAAACGAGTCCTGATTGTCTCCAGAGTCGCCGCCATCAGTTTTGCGTTGCTCATCAGTTCGGGCGGGATCTCGTTTGACAGACCCATCCTGATTGCTGTAGATGATCGCTCAAATTCTTCGGTGCTGAAATGTTCCGTGAGTTTCATCACGCCACCTCGTCGCCATTTTCGTCAAACTCAGCGGGCCAGAACTCATGCAGCAGATCCGCCCACGGTTGAGATTCAGCTGAGTTTTTTAACTTTGCCCCGCGCACTTGTTTTTTGATCAAGATTATTTTTCCCATTACGCCACCTCATCCATAGTTAAAGCCCCGACCACGCACCCGTGCATGGCTTCGGTGATCCGCTCCCAATCGACATCTGGGTTGTAGGGGTTGGCGAAGATCGAGCCGCGCTTTGCAACTTCAGCGCGGAGCCCGGGGAGGAGTTTGTCACACTCGCCACATCCGGTGCAGGAGTGACCGATCTTGATGGCGAGGACGGTCATTTTTCCCCCCGCATCTGCCGCCCCAGGTTATCGAAGCAGTCGATCAGCAGCCGCTTAGTCTCGGCAACCTCAGCCCGAATGGCGTCAACCACTCTTTGAGTCTCGGCCCGGTCGGTCTTCCCGTCGTTTTTTACCTCGCCAATCTGCCGCAAAAGTTCGGCGTGGCGCTCTTTGCCATTCGCCCCGCAGATCGTGCAGGAGTCCTGAAAGATGACCCGCTTGAAGGTCTCCGTTGTTTCTGCCTTATGAGTGGCGATGGCGGAGTTGATCTCGGTTTTCCATTCTTTCGAGGTGCCAGCGTGTTCGGCCTTGTACTCGGCAAACTGCTCCTTAAAGGCCAGTAGCTCTTGCTTCAGTAGCGCCTGACCAATCCTGATCCCCATGTACCCGGACCCGGCAGGGACTACCACACCAATGACCAGCGTTATCCCCACCTGTGCTACGTCCATCCTCTTCCCCCGCTTATTTTAGATTTCAGCAAAAAACTAAATTAGTAAACATAACAGCTCGATCCGGTGTAGATCGTCCCGGTCTGTCCTGCGGTTGATGCCGATGCCATTACAGCTACCGTCCCGGCAGTCGATCCGTTCTTTATCGTTCCGGAAATATTAAACAGTATGGGAGTGGTAAGGACGGAAGACGTAACAGATGTACTCGTCGCGGTGGCAGAAAAAGCACCCGCCCCGGTTATAACCTCAGTAGCGTATGCCGTAGACCGGTATGAATAACCCACCGAAACCGCCGTTGGGCTGGCGGGGCCGTTGACGTTGAACCGTAGGAGTGAGGTGGCCGTATTAAGTGTGTTTAGATTGCAATCAAAGGTCATTTCCTGGTTGGCGGCAATGCTCCATGTTAACCCGGTGACATTGGCGGCGGTGGTGCTGCTGGTGGTGACGTTTGAGGTCGCCACTTTGTACACCGCGCCGACGGCGCTACCGGAGGGATGCACATGGTCGGCCCTGGCTGCGTACTGTGATGTCCCACGCGCAGCGGTTCCATCGGCTGCCGGGGTGCTAGTTGTATCGGGATTGTTAGTCGCGGTGATATGCCAGCCCGCTGAGCCGTAAACAAGGTTGATCCCCTTGCCCTTGGATGAGATACCAGTAGTGGCCGGGCTAAAAGCGTAGGTGGTGGCCCCATCCACAAAGGCGGCAGATGGGGTAATGATCAATCCGTCGTTGGTGTTACCCTGAGCCTTCCATACCAGTTCCAACTCTTGGCCCGCCGTACCCGCCGCCAGGGTGCAGTTGTCCTGATCGGAGTCGCCGTCGCTAGTTAATTCGATGATCTTGGCGGTCAGAGGGATAGCCGCGCCGGTATGTGAGCAGGTTACGGCTCCAGGGGTTGATACCTCAGCCCCGGTGGTGGTAGTAGCCGGGACTGATAAAATGCCAGTTGAAGGGTTATAACTGAACGCCGTCGCCGTGCTGCTGGCCTGGTTGCTAGTGGTATTGGCCGCTGATAGCATTGGATAAAATGCGGAGTTGGTCGTGACTGCCCCGGTGTTGGCCAGGGCAGCAGCACTCCCGGCGCTGCCGCTGGCATTGCTGTAGTCGTTAGCCATGAGGGTTTTGGTGGTCGTCGGGAAAGTGTAGGTCTGGCCAGCGGTGCCGGTGAAGGTCGAAGAGCCAGCGGTTAAGGTGTGGCCGTTGTAGGTCTTGCCGGTCAGGGCCGAAGCAATCTTGCCATCAGCAATGGCCGTGGCGTTCCAGGTGCCGGTCGCAATGGTGCCGGTTGAGGTAATGGCGGTGTTGCCGGTCCAGGTCGAAAGAGCGGTGTTTTCCACATTGTTTAGAGACAGGTCGCTTTTCAGCGTTGCGACCGATACCGCAGTCGGCACCGCCGTACCTGCCGTGGTGTTGCCCAGGTAGGTTTTCGTGGCGATGGTGGCAATATCCCCCAAAGCAACCGCCCCGAATGCGGGATTACCCGCAGCGTTGCCGTGGAGTACGGTGCTGGTGGTTCCCTGGTTGGCAAAATCAGCCGAAGATAGGCCGAGAGTGATATTGCTGGAGAGCGCCTTGCCGTTAACGGTGGTATCGGTCCCGACTTTACCATTTGCCAGGTCATAGGCCGACTTAACCGCCGTGCTACTAGCTGCCGTTGTACTGCTGGTAGTGCTGGTGCTGTCTGAAATTGCAGTAATGTTGAGCGAGGTTCCCCACGCTGCGCCGGTTGATACCGCCACTCCCGAACCAGGGTAGACCATCCCGCCCGCGCCAGGCGCTACCCATGACCGGGTCCCGCCCGTAGTCGATGACAGCACATACCCATTGGTTCCGGGATTGCCAAGAGCCGCCTCGTAGTTTGTCCCAGCTACGAAATTAGCGGCCCGGTAGTCGCTGGCATAGGTGGTGTTAGTCGCGTTGTCGCCGGTATTCGCGCCGCTAACAGTCGTGGTGCCGGTAACCGCCAGGGTCGGGGTTGCAGCCCCGGTGATATCCACTGAATTGAATTTTTGAGCAGTCACCGCGCCGGTAAAAGTGGCTGATCCGGTCGACGACAACGTTAATTGAGGAGTTGATGAGCCGCCTGCGGCAAACCTAATATCCCCAGTAGCCGTGTCGTTTTGCAGGACGATATTTCCCGAAGTGGTGTTGAAAAAACCCAGATCATTTGCGCCGATGGCGTGCCAGCCAGTATACCCGCTGCTGGCCTTGTACAACTGCCCGTATGCCGCGGTATCTGCCTGCACGAACACTGCCGCCGTCGAGACGGCGGCTGCTGAAGTATTATGAACCCTAATTCCCTGGTTACCGGATACCGAAGTATCAACATTTAGTATGTCAGTTGGAGCAGAGTTGCCGATTCCAACTTTCCCGCTTACGGTAAGGTTCCCAGACCCAGCGTCCGGGGATAGATACCCTACTGCCAACCCCCCGGTCGAACCAATCCGCATACGTTCGACGGAGTTGGTGTAAAATAGCGCGGGGTGATTAGTTAAACTGCCTTGGCCAAAAGTAGTCCCACCCCCGGCTATACCAAAAACCGTTTGAATGGTTGGATTATCTACACGGAACAATCGGTTTACCCCCGCCACAGTCGTTACGCTATGCACCGCTTCTGCTGGAGCTGCCGTGCCAATACCCAGCCGGGTATTGACCTCGTCGTAGGTAGAGTTTGCGCCCAGATTGATCTTACCCTTGGTGCCGTTCGAGGTGCTGGACAGCGTGAGGTTTTCCCCCGCAGCCGTCCCGCCAACAATCGTCTGGCCACCAGCCGCGCCAGCCGGATTAAAATCAGTGTCAGGTGACCACTCAGCGTCAGTCTCACCCGCGTTCACTCGCAGATGTTGGAGAGTTTTGCCGGTCATGGCCGGAAGGATAGCAACTGCCGTATGCCCATGATTCCCCGCCGCCGCAGTGGTGCTAGTGCTGCCAAGATTAACCCCGATGGCATCTGCCCCAACATTGATTGTGCCAATGGTCCCAGCAGACCCGGTATGGCTGACGATGTTAAGGGTAGGGTCAATGCTAGCCGTGCCGGTCTGGGTCATACCGTTCCCAGCGGTGACACTGGTTACGGTGCCTGTGCCGCTCCCCGCCGCGTTGGTCTGCGCCCAAGTTCCAGACGGATTGAGGACATACTGTGCATACGGCGCATCAATGTTCTCCCGTAGTGTGCCAATCTTAACCCCTGTTGGGTTGGCATCGGCAGTCAAGCAAGATACCCTGTCCCCAGACTTTGGGGTGCAAGATCCAAAAGAAGGGGAAACCAGCCAGGCCATTAACACAATTGATAAGATAACCGTGGCCATGGTCACCAGGGCTATTTTGAGATATTCTTTTCGCATTTTTTGCTCCTTATTCAACCGTTGACCCAACGGAAATCGAGGTTCCGTTGGGGAATTTTATAAAGACTTCAGTTATCTTGTCCGGGGTGGTTCCGGTGACAGTGTAGTAGTAGGTCGGGATGGTGACGGTGCCGGGATCACCAAGAGGAATACCAGTATCTCCACCAGCTCCTGCCACGATGATCTTCCGATAGACAGTAAACATCGAAACCAGTGCGCCACCAGTGCATCCCAGTTTCGGGCCGGTAGAGTTAGCGGCGGTAATCTCGCACTCAAACATGCCAGGAAGACCGGGTATATCTTGCCCAATGCCCAGAGGTGCGGAGGAAACTCCCCCGATAGAGGCGGTGATTGCATTGACCTGGTCGTCTGCTACAGGGCGTTTCCAGCGAAGGAGGTAGGTGTCTCCTGGGACTACGGTCATCGGAGCTGCGCTTGATTCAATCAAATAGTCTTCCAACACGGGATGAAACGTCGCCAGCCCTCCTGTGACAGCCCCCTCGTCGATGTACCAATTAGCAGCATCGGCGAACATTGGGTCATATATTTTTTGGATTATTTCATAATCCCCGGACGATCTACGCAGCATAGCGCCAAAGTTAGTACCGGCATGGTCACCTAGGATAATCCCCGCGTGTTCCGGGGAAATCAAGCATTGAGTCAGACTTCCGTAAACTACTGCCCCACCTAGCGCGGATACTATTGCCAGGTTCCCCGTACACCTACGAATACCGCCGCCGGTAGAACCGGAATACGTCTGAGTTTCCCCCTCCAGCTCGCCTTGAGTGCAACAGGGCCAATCAGTCGCCCACGCATTCTCCGTCATGCACACCCAATTGTTTCCCTCGCCCCATTGAGCGCGATACCCCGATTTTTGCAACACCGCCCACGGCCATTCATATTCTCCGGATCTAGCATCATGATGAGTTAGGTGAGTGATTTCGCCCGTGGGGTGTCCTAATTTACCCACCGCTTTTCGCATTGCGTCAGGGGAGGAACTCCCGCCGCTAACAGAGTTGGGGTCAATACCCAATACTCCTGGCGACACACTGAGGATCGTTGCCCCGTAGACTACTCCCATAGTATCCGTCGCGGTTACATAGACGGTCTGCCCAACCATGAAACCAGCAGAGACAAAACGATCGTCTGAGTCGAGTATCTGGTCGTTTATGAGAGGATTTTCGTTGGCGATAACCGATATCGACGCCCCGGTGATGGTTGGTTCTGCGCCAACCTCCAAGCGGCAACTGTACGGGATGAACGGGATATCCTGATACCCAACAGAAAAATCATCATGTGACGAATATTGACCAGTGTCCTGAGTCCGATAAACCCGGCATAGCGCCGCCCGCCAGTCATAATCGCAGTTGATCTTCCTTGTGAGCCAATGTCGCCGGATAATCGATCCTGTCTGAGACAGATGGCCCTGAAATCCCCTGGTATAAAAAAGGTTGTTGGCGGGAACCCAATGTATAATATCGTTCGGGTATTGCGATGAAGATGCTTCGAGTTCAAACGAAGACGTTGTTTTAGCAGTAAGAGTAAGGGTTTCTGCTTCGCCGGTGCAAATACCATCGGGATAGGGGTCACCAACCTGGGGCCCGGTCCACCCAGGGATGATAAATTTAGCCTGATAGGTCATCTGGTATTTATCGCCAACAACCAGGCCGCCAGCGGTGGCGAGGGCCATCAGGTTGGTGTAGGTGGATAGGGGATGGGTGGTGATGCCAAGACCTCCGGGGCCAACTGGTCCACGCGCCCCCGATTCGGTAAGGTGAAAAACAAAAGGCTCTTCGGTCAGGTCAAAACTGCTTGTTTCAGTGATTGTCATCATGTCAGGTGCTCGTCGCCGAAGGTTCAACGGTGACTGTCCCGGTGAGCATTTTAGCACTCAACCCGCCGACTGTATAAAACTGGTCCCACACCGCAGAAGTCACAGGCAGCGCGGCTATTTCGGCCTTGGTGATTGACCGGGTGTATTTGCCATCAGTCCCATCAGTTACCAGCCCGAAAGCAAACGCGGCCATTGCTGTTTCTGCTTGGCTGTAGCTGGTTTTTATATCCGCCTTCAGCGTCCACCCGGAAATGTCAACGGCAACCCCGTTATCTGTGATCGTCCCGGTGACGCTGTAATCCTCGGACTGTTTTAGGACTATGTTTAAAACTGGAGTTGCTGCCATTTTGTTCCTCGCGTCAGAATTAAATTAGCGACACTGGCCCGGAAACCGAAACCCCTTGAAAAACAACGCCCCATGCTCCAGCCGCAGAATCAAAAAATTGATTGTATAAAACAAGATCCCCGTTGCTATCCGTCGGGGCGACGAGCACTACCGAGACATGTTCTGTGGTCCCGGTAGTGCTCATCCCCCCTGCCGTGCTATAATACGACCCACTCCGGATGCGCCCGCTAAAGTTCGTTCCGCTGGGGATGCTCCCAACCTTTATCCGACCGGTTAACCTCACAAAGCAGTTTTTAAACGGCGTATTATGTGTGGTTGTCGCCGACGTGCAGTCTACATAGCCAAAAGAACCTGTCCCGGTTCCTATTGCAGTTAGTCCGGGGGGGGGAGCTGCCTGGTGGCTTTCTACAGGGTTCCCGGAAATTTCGTCAAACCATATAGTTGTAGAGCTGCCGGGGTTGGTATCTGTATATCCTCCCACCAGACCGACCGTGTAGTACCGAGCCCCGCTTGGTGGAATAGCCTGCCCGATAAGCCGAGACGCAGACGTCGGCCCAGCGGTTGACGAATAAACGATAGTAGACGCACTCCCCCCCCCTAGTGGCGTCAAACTCGCATCGTACCAATACAAAATCACCTGGCATTTGGCCCCAACCTGCGAGACCTTGTGCAAAAAGCTGAATGTCACCGGAGATAACGAGCAGGGCACATAATCAGATTCAACCAACCCTCCGCCGTTACTCGCCCCGCCAGGATGCACCATCTTAATGGACTTGGCGCCCTCAAGCGGAGAGGTGGTTTCAAGCGCCACCGTTCCGCCTGGGTAGGTGGTCGCGTGGTTGTCGGTAAAGGACCAGCCGTCCGGCACCCCGTCGGCATCGGAATCAATCTCGAAATTACCGTTTGCAAGCCCAGTTGACGCAACAGCCGCCGTTGTCCCGTAGAGGTACATCAGCGAGTCCCTGATTTTGGTCAGTAGCGGGTTTGTAACTGCTTTCCCTACTGCAATCTCTGTGCTTAAAGGCGGATCCCATGCCATACAATCACCAAATATAATAACCTGTTGACCCGTCCGGCATTATGCCGTGTGTGTCGGATATGTAGCCGTATTCTTTTTCCGCTGCCGTGGCCGCTATGTAGTCCGGATGGTCGGTGTCTGATATGATGCAAATCTTTTGCTTCGGTAGCTCTTTCAGGGTCAGGGTTATTTTACCCAGTTTCTTGGCCCTGGCAATGACGATATGATTTGAGGTAATATTCCTGCCGTCAGCCGCCAGCCGCTCATCGGTATTGAGCGCAACTGAATCGCCGGTTTTAATCCCCTCGTCTTTGAGTTCAACCGCTGCCGTGATGATGGGCCTGGCCTCGCGCCGGTTCATCAGCCGCCGTCTTACCAACCCAGTCGCGTAGACCTCGGCAAGCTCTGGGTTCAGCCATCTTTTAGCCAGCCAGCGGTTGTAAATAACATCGGGCACCGAGTCGTTAAAACCGTTCGCGCCCTCGGCGTCAACATCAAGGGCAATATCCAACTCCGCGTAGCTGTCGGCCTTCGCAAGTTCGCCAGTTGCAGACTTGTCCCAGTACATCAAGGCTCGTGTGCGGCGCTCGGTTTCGTTGTAATCTGTTGACCCGGATTTTACTATGATATTCGCGGTATCGGTAAGCGTGTTATAGGTGCGGTCGGGGTCGTTGCCCATGTTCCGGCGCACGCTGATTTTCTGGTTTTCGTCCTGCCATATATGCAGGTCAAGGATGTTGGCGACCTCCCAGAAAAGGTCGGATGCTTTCAGCCCGTCGGCGTCGATGATGACCGCCGAAAAGTCCAGATCCTCTTCGGGCCAGGATTGCCATTTGGTCCACTCAGCCGTGAGAAAATCGGTTGCATAGCTGCCCCCGGCCATATCCCATATGGTCTTGAGGTGGGTAAAGGGGTTATCAGGAGCAAAATATTTAACCAGCGTCGCCGTGGCATTGGCGTCATGGGCAACTGCGACAGTCTCAAACATCCCCCGCGTGAGAGTCAGCAACTGATTGGCCGGGGCCGACATGCTGCCGTAATAAATTACCTCATCGTCGATCTGGATATACCCAGTGGAGTCGATTTGCACCCCATCGGCTTTGAGCAAGGAGGTTAAAATCAGGCTGGTATCATTGTTGTCAATCGCGCTCAGGAGTTTGGTTTTGATCTTATCCGGAACGGTCAGCGCGTCCAACCCTATAAGGGTATCAACGCAATCAATCGACACCTGCCCCGATGAGATTGTGATATTATCGACCACCCCCTGCCATCGTTGGGTAAAGTTCGCTTCTGGTTCGCCGATGTACCCCTCATAAACTTTAACCGGCCTGCCCTTGTAATTGGGGTTCCTGGCAATCAGCTTTTTCCAATACTCCCCTTGAGCGGTTCGGGTGGCTCGGTAAGGGTCGGTGGTATCGGCCCCGGTCAGCTCGTCCACCATGCCGATTTTGACCCGGCCCTTGACGGTAATCTGGCGCTCGATCTTGGTTGGTAAATACCCAACTGACATGACATAAGGTAGCACCCCAGAAAATGGAATGGCTGCGTCGTTGCTGGTGTATTTTAGGTTAACGGTGGTCTTGGCGAAGTTCGCCCGGTCTCGGCAGTTGAAAAATGTGTTGTAGCACTCCGTTCCGGCCACGGACAGGCGCACGCTCACGGCATCAACCGACCCGACAAAATCAGCATCGGCACGCAATCCAGCGTTGGCCCCGCTGGTGTTGGTGATTGCCTGAGTGTAGGTTCCGCTGGAGCTGCGACTTGTCCCGGTTCCGTTTCCGGCGAATGCCGCTATCGTCCCGGCTGTGCGGGTGACGGTGTAGGTGATGACATAAGAGCCAGAGCCAACAACGGCCTGGGAAAGCTCAGACGCTGCCGACTGGCTCCCGTCGCTGCTGGCCAGCTCCAACCCTGAAGAGATTGTCCACCCCGTGCCTTTTGTCCAATCGGTATCGGTGTTAAAATAGCCGTTGGCGATAAGCTCAGGGCTGCCAAGGGCCAGGTGCGCCGTGCAAGCTCCAGTCCCGAAGGTCAACGAGCATTTATCTAGGGTCAGCACAACAAGGGTGCAGGGCTGCCGAGATATGGCTGCTGTCTTCGCCGCGTAGGTCACTCGGCAACCCCCTGGAATTTAAGGCGCAATGTGTCCGCATTGGTGGTGTCGCTCTGGGGTACGGCCAGCGTAAAATTGTCGGGGAATCGGACAAAATAAATCTTACCGGCCCACTGGCTGAAATTAGGTACCCAAAAAAAAGGCTTGAGCCGCCGCCCGTGGTTGTCCCAAAATGTTTTGAAATCCCCGTCCACAAAGCTCATCGGCGGCCAGGTGAAGCCCACGTCAACGGAAATCGGAGAATAGTAGCTGGTGACCCCCAGCAGGTGACCGCCCTTGCTTGTCTCTGCCGTGGCGTTGACGCTCTCCGAAAGCGGGGTAAACGGGGAATCAGGGAACACCGGGAAATCCATGGCCGCGCCGATCATCGCAACGGCCATCTCTGGCGCAATCGCGTCGGTCACAATCTTAATCCGCCAGTACCGCACCGAGACTTGAGCGAAGGTTTTGAAAATAACAAAGTCAGTGGTTGGGACAAAACCGGCAACCCTCTCTGTTTGCTCTCCCGCCCACGCGCCCGTAGCCGATGATTCAAGGCTCACGGTGGCCGCCGCCGTCCCGAGGTTGTGCTTGTAGATCGCCAGCGAGTCAACAGCAACAGCGGCCCCGGCATCCATGGTGATATAGCGTGTCCCAAAGCTCGCCGCTCTCCAGTAGGTGTAGGGCCGGAGATCATAGAGATAATCGACCGAGTAATCACCCGCCGCCGTATTGGTAGCCGTCACCCCGGAGGCCAGCACGTTGCTATAGAGGATCATCGGCTCTGTCATGCTGTCACCCCGTCAAGTCTGGCCCGTTCTAACGGGATTATCAGGTCGCGCGCAAATGCGTCCTGGTCAACGATGTTGCCTAAAACTGTGATGTTGTAGCTGACAGACCGTTGCGCGTCCGTGAATATCGGTGATGGTTGCAAAGCCTGGTTAACCCCGGTTGAGGTCGTATCAATCGGGACTATCGCGCCCGAAGAAGCACTAACCCCGCCCCCACCTCCCTTATACTTTTGTGACCGGATTTGCTGTACCTGCGCCATACCTGCGGCGATAACAGCGGCGGCGGCAACTGCGCCCCACGGCCAGCCGTATTGTCCATACGCCTTAGTGGCGCCCATCGCCGTATTGATGATGGCGTTGGCGGTGTTGTAATCCTGGTTCTTTTTGAAATCTTTTTCGTTTGACAGGTCAAGCCCGGCAGACAACGCCCCAAACACATTATTGGTCAGATTCTGGATTAAATCCATCTTCTGCTGGCGGTCGCGCACCTCATTGGCTGCGTTCTGTTTTTTCTTCGCCGTCTCCCTGTCTGATATAGCAATCGCCCTTGCGCTGGCGGCCTGTTCTGATTCGATCCTTTTTTGGATCAACCCCTCCTGCCCCGCCCTTTCCTCATCCCATATCTGCAATTTCAGGTCGGTGGCCTGCTGCTCTGAGATAATCCCCTGGTCCCTGGCGTCGTTTGCCATCTGCTGCCAACGCAAGGCGGCGTTGGTGAGTAGCTCTTCCTCGCTCATCAGGTATTGTTCGAGGTCGGCCAGGCTCCCGGTTGCGGCCATCCATATCGGCCCCATATCTGGCGCGGCTGCCCCTGCGGTGTGGCCTGTGATGCCTTCCTCAAACATCGGGAAAGAGGTTTTCCCGCCCAACCCGCCCAGCTCAGGGACTACTGTCGGTCGGCCAGGCATCCCCATTTCCCCAACCCGGCCAAGCGTCATCTGGGCCGGTGGCCGTGGGGTCTTTGCAAGTTCTGCCGCCGCTACTTCCGCAAGAGCTCCGCCGAATGTTGCCGCCGCTGGCTCCAAAACCGCCTTGATAACCCCGCTTGGCACAGCCGTATTGGCGTTGTTTACTCCAGCCCAATCAGCGTTTGCAGGGGCGAACCCGGTCGCAACCTTTGCGGCTGCAATTCCAACCGCCTGATTGAGCTTGATATACCAATCAGCCAGCGTCCCGATGGCCGTTCCCATCGCGTAGATCCCGGCCAGGTTGTCTTTGTCCCGCATTCCTGCGGTCAACACGCCAAGGGTTTTGGTTAACGCGCTGCCTTCTGAGACTCCCCGGCCAAACTCTTCTGACATTTCCCCCAAGTAGTTTTTAGCCTGGACCATCGCCCCAGATAACCCGGTTGCCGTTGCAGCACCACCAAATTCCTTAGTCAGTTCTGCAATAATGAGCCTTTGCGCCTCGGCTACATGGCCGGTTTCCTGGAGGCTCTTGATAACCTCTTTCTGGGCCTCGGTAAACGACACGCCTACCCGCTGGAGTGCGCTAATCCCCTGCGCCGGGTCATTGAGCGCCTTGCCTACCTGGATTGCAGCAGACTTTAAATCAATCTCCCCACCGCTGCCCTGTGCCATCGCTGCGGCAAGGTCAAGGATTGCCCTCTGCGCCCCCTCAAACTCTGGCCCTTTGATGCTGGTGAAAGTCAGCAGGAGGTTTTGCATTTCGGTGATGGTGTCATCACCGAATATGGTCACGCTTTGCAGGGATGCGGCGAGGTCTTGCAGTTGTTTCGAGGTAGTCCAGGCAGCGGCCCCGGTGGTCTTGAGACGGTTTTCCTGCTGGATGATGGCCTGCTCTTGTTTGGCCCATGCGTCCAGGCCCTGCTTGGTCACCAGCGCGCCGAGAGCAAGGGCGACGGCCCCGGCCTCCATTGCCAGCCCTTTGAGGTTGGCCTTGGCTGAGTCCGTCCCGGCCTTGGTGTTGTCCTTGGCCGTGAGGTCTATTTCCATGCTGCGGGTTACATCAGCCATTCTTGCGCGTCTCCATCTGTACCCGCTGATTCTCGGCCCGTGCCGACCTTACAATTCTCACGGCCTGCTTATACCAATCCGGCTGGTCAACAAACGTCCCGGCATAGGGAAGGTGGAGGATATTGCAATCTCCATCTGTGGTATCGTTGACCATTTGCAGTATCTTCCATGTTTTCCCGGTGATGCAGCCAACCGGGCAGGCGTAGAACTTCACGTCCTGGATCTTTTGGAAAGTCCTTATCCGGCTGTCAACCGTCAGCCAGTCGGCCTTTAAAACTATCTCCTGCTGCATCCCGGCCCGGTTCCGGCAGTTCCGGGCCACTTTCTTTTTCTCCGTGCATTTCGCGCAATCATAAGGCTCTCTGCCGGGGTCTGATATGTACAGCGAGTACCAAACCCCGGCGATTAGTTTTTTACTTCATTTTCAACCAGGAACTGCGTGGAGTAGACCGCCCTGGTGATCCAAGCCACAATCTCACGCGGCCCACTGGCGCAAAGCTCGTCAAAGCTCGTCAACGGCTTCCCTCCCACTGTCAGCCCCTCGATCCGGTCAACGTGCTCGCCGATTACCTTTTTGTTGTTGTCGTGGCTCATCTGCATGGCAACATCAATGGAGAAATTGAGCCGCGCCACCGCGTCAGTATGCACCGCCGCGTCGAACTCGTCTTGCGTGATGCCCTTGAGGTACAGGGCAAATGGTGTCTCACTGCCCTTGTTCCCCAAAACGTCGGGGATGCACTTGTAAACATGGTCGTGACCTGGAAAATCCATACGGTAAAACCTCCTTAATAAGCTGTAGCCTTGTCAACGGTATAAACCGCCACCGGGTATTTGGTGGTGGCATTGTAGAGACTGGACAGGGTGAAATTGATGGTCGGCTGGGTGCCGTCGCTCTTCCGGGCCGGAGTGTCCGGGTTTATAAGCGCATTTGCCAAGTCGATCTTTGTCGAATAGGTGGCCGTCGCAGCTCCGGCAAGATCTCCGGAGTCCATAACCACGAGAAGGCTTGAGGTGGTCGGGCCGCCGAAAACGTTTTTGAACTGGTCGGCAGAACTGAACCCGGATGAGGGGTCTTCGTAGTCGGTCGGGCAGGTTGCCTCAACCTTGAACTGAGCGGCCCGGAAAGTCTTGTTCGGCCCGAGTACCCCATCCATTACGGTTTTATCATCGTTGCCGCTGGTGATGGTGATGGTAAACGAGTCGGGCCGGAATGCTGGCATAGACCCTGGCCCTATGGCGGTATAACCCGGGCCGGTGCCGGTGCGGCTGATCCCCGCCCCGATGTAGAGCAAACAATCATCGGTGGAGAAAGGCGCGGCGACCGGGAACGATGCCCCGGCGGTAGCCGTCTGGTCGGCGGCGCCGATAAATTGGGCTGGCCCCTGTACCTCGATGGTCAATTTTACATCGTCCGTCCCTTCGCCCTTGATGGCAATGGACTTAACCCGGCCTCCGCCGTAATACTGGGCCTTGGTGGTGCCGCCCTCGTCGGTGTTGGCGACCAAGCCAATGGCCTTATTGGCCAGCTCCGCGCCAGTGCCATAGAGGTTCGCCAGCGGGTAGATGATCCCCTCTTTCGCGCTGGTGTCCAGGGTGGTCCGGGTTCCGGCCTTGCCCATCAGGTGCTTAAAAAATAGTCCGGTTTCGATCCCTGGATAGTAGGCGCACTCGATGGACATTGACCACTGGCCAGAGCGCCGCACCACTGAGCTATCACCGAGGGCGGTATCTGCCCCCCTAAATTCCTTCCGCGCCTGGTCGTCATATTTAACGGTCGGTTGGATGTTGTTCATTACCGGCAGAAACAGATATCCGCTGCCGGGGTCGGTGCCTCTGGTCGTTTCCTCGACAATTGCGAGATACTGGATTGCCATGTCTTATTTCTCCTTCTGGTCTTTGGCTTTTTTGGCCACGCCGTTTGCAATAAACGCCGCGCCGTCGTCTTTTGATACGTCAATAACTTGGCCCTTTTCTACCAGGCCATAACCCACGGTGTGCCGCTTTTCTACAAACTCAACTCGCATAATAATGTACCTCAATCTCGCTGGTGAACACCGCGCCCTCGCGCCCCTGGTCGGCCTGCAAGAGCCACGGCCCGACAATCGTTGTCTGCGCGTTACCGGTCCGGCGACGGTCAGCGATGAGAGTTTCCGTGAGGGTATCAAGATAGGTGGAGATAACCCCTTGCGGCTGCTTGCGCTTCACTATCAATGTCAAAACCAACCGCTGCTTGACCTTCCTCGCCCCGTAGTGGTGCATTGTCTCGGACTGGCCCATCCCGATTGCTATTGTGTAATCAGCGGTTCCGGGCTCCTGGTTTTCGGCCAGGGTCTTTAACCATTGGAGCTGACCCAGTGTCCGCGAAATGTCCTTTATAGCAAGGGAGAGGCTCATTATTTCACCAAAAACGCTTGGCCGATTTGATGCTCTTCCGACTCGTCAATAACTCCCGATTCGTCGGTGTCGATGTCCAGCCGGGAGTCCTTGACCAATGCCATGCCCATACCCCAAAACTCCTGATAGATCGCCCACCACTTGCCGTCATCCTTGGAGTCAATCGCATAATCCCGGAACAGCAGGGCGGCGGTAAATGCCTTGACTGCCTGTTTGATCCGGTCAGCATTACGGGCAATCCCATCATCGCCAACAAGGTAGGCGTCCGCAGTGCTGTTAAACACCTGCGGCCAGGTTACACCCCGCTGATCCTCCAGAGCCCGTTTGACCTCGGCCAGGGCATACGCCATATAGTTGGTCAAGGTCTTACCGGTTGGCAGGTAGCTTGCTAAATCGCTCCTGATCTGCAACAACTCAGCCTCGGTCGGATATGCGTTGGTTTCAGCCATTATTTTGCCTTCTTGTCCTTCTTCTTCGGCTCAGCCCCGACAATCTCCGCGTCCTCTGGCACTTGCTCAGGGTCGCACAAATAAAAGCCCTGGTCGTTTCCTTCAGTGACCGGGCATTTAACTTTTACCGTTTCCATCTCATCCCTCCTAAAAGGCGGCGCGGCCTATTTCATCCGCGCCGCCATTATGGTTACTGACCGAGCAAAATCGCGGTGTGGGCGGGTTTGATGTTCTTCACGCCCCACGCACAACCCAACTCGTAATGTACCTGCCGATACTGGCGATAGACAGACACCTCAAACGACAGGCCAGACCTCGGGTCGGTTACCGTCATCCGGTCGTCGGCCATGTCTCCGCCGTCTGGCAGGGCTGGCATCCGCTGGGCCAGGACGATTGCCGAAGGGGCAAAAGCCATGTTGCGGGTGGAGCTGCCGACGACGGTGATAGCGGTGGCAGAAGCGGCAACGGCAATCCGCAGACCAGGTGCGCCAATGGTGATAGTGTCACCAGCCGCAGGATTGGCCCCGGCGAATACGACAGAGACCACCACATACTTGTTGGTATCCCCGGCCAGGGTGATAACGTCGCCAGCGGCAACGACACCAGTACCGGCGGTAGCCAGGGTTAACACAGTGGCCCCGACAGCATAACCGGCGGTGTTGGTGGTAGCGGATGCCATCGCGCCCTTGGTGACCGCGTTTACCTGGGCCGACTCGGTGATGGCAAAACCGGCAGCGTTGAGCAAAACGCCCTGGCGCATCATGGTGGTATCACCAGCTATGTCATACCGGGATTGAAGGCCGATCAGATTAGCCCCGGCGGCGGTATTGATAACCAAACGGTTACCGGTGGTCGGTGCGCCGTTGTCCTTAAGGATTTTTGCCACAAGCGCGGCCTCGGTAAAATCCCCAGCGGTGGCAAACGGGGTAACAGGAGTGGTCGCGTGTGCGCTGTATGCCCGGGAAAATGTCGTATGCAGAGCGCATAGGTCAGTCTCGATCTCGTTGGTCAGTGTGCGGATAGCCTGGGCAATTTGCATCTGCTGCATACTCAGCGAGCCAGGACCGCCATTGTTCATCTGCAAGGTTTCCTCGCCAGCCCAGCGGAACGGGACGGCGCGGCTCTTGGTAATCGCAAAGTTGGCGTTGGTGAAGGTCTGGTCGCCGGTATTCGGCGCGCTCACGCCTGGGGTAATGTCGGCAGCGGTGGACGCCGGGGCAATGGGGACGCGCACGGTCTGGCCGATTGCGGCACGCTCTCCGGTAGCGTCACGGGTCACGCCGGGGATCATGCCCACCAGCTCACGGGATACCACATCAAGCGCGGTGTAAAGATCGGGAATCAAATTAGTTAAAGTATTTGCCATGGTAATGCTCCTTAATCGGTGATTTTCCCGCCCTTGCTGATGTATTCAGCTTTTTTGGCAGGTGGTAGTAAGTCGAAATCGCTTCTTTTCATCTTCCCTTCTGCTCCGGGCTCCCCCGGGGTTCTCACGCCAGGCCCAGCGGCCCCCGTAAACAGGTTGGCGGTCTTGGCGGCGGCAATCCATTCAAGCTTTGCCGATACGTCCCCGCCAGGAACAAGCCCTCGCATCTTCTCAGGGATGGCGGCAATCTCAACTTCCAGAATCTTGTTGAGCGCCCCCTCCATCGCGACCATGCGTGCGGTAGCCCCGTCGTGTTCTCCCTTCAAACCTTCGTACAGGGTCTTAAACTCGCCTTTCTCGGCTGCGGCCTTCTCGGCCTCGGCCTTCTGCTTTGACTCAAACCCGGCCAACTGGTCGGCCAGCTCCTTCTCCCTGTGCCGCCGTTGGGCGTTCTCCAGGTTCAGGGCGGCGACCTGCTTCTTTAATTCTTCCGGGTTTGCTGCCACTAATGCCTGTGCTGCGTCGTGTGCGGCCTGTTCTTCTGGTGTCATCGGTAAAACCTCTTATTTTAACCTGTTTTTCCTGGTCATCCATGCGTCAACGGTTTTCAATACCGCGTCGATGTCTGACTTTGAGAGGCCAAAGAAGATCCGGCCCCGCTCCTCGTTACCTAAAGCCTTGTTCGCTTCTTCTCCCGACAGGCTTATCTTGCCAGTTAGGTTTTTGGCGGTGGTCTGCATACTGCCCACCATCCGGCCACTGAATGACAGGTTCGGCCAGGATGAGCGGCCTTTCTTCTGCCGGTATTCGGCATACTTCGCGCCGTACCCGATAAAACGCCGCTCTTGGTGATCCTGCCCCTTGCTCTCCGTCCGCACCCGGATAGACCTCCGCGCCTCGGTGGCTGCTGCTCGCCAAAAGGTTACGTCGGGCGGGGTGATGGTCAGGTCGGGGATGGTCGGCTCTGCCATTACGCCCCCATGTGCCCCCATGTCTTTCCCCTGACCACATCGGAGATCGTCCGGCGATGGACACCAAACGCCGCGGCAATCTCCTGCCTTGAGCAACCAACTGCCGAAAACTCACGGATCCGCCTGACTTTATCGTTAGTAAGTTTTGCATGCTTATGGCTCTCGCCCTGTTGAGCCGTCCCGTCATCGACCATAAAAGCGAAGTTGCACGACCGCGAACCATACCGCAGATTTTCAATCCGGTTGTTAGTCCTCCCGCCGTCTATGTGCATTACATCGCAACCTTCTGGCCGGGAGCCGATAAAAGCAGCGGCGACAAGAGCATGGACGTATATTGTTTTCTTGCCGCCCCTGGTCTTCCTGAGGTCAACGGAAGGGTACCCAGTAGTGGCAAGGCCGCATACCAGGATTTTCTCCGATGTGGCGCACTCTTTACCGTCTGACCTAATGCACGTCCGGGCCATGCTCTTTACCCTCCCAATATCTGAAACTTGGTAGGCTCCTTCATACCCGCTAATATCTTTCCAGTTTTCCATTTGGCTTTTCCCTTCGTCTCTACCCGAGAGACGGAAATAATTGGTGGCGTCAATTCCAGCCGCCCGGAGTCCCGCCCCAATAACCCGCCGCCTGCCATTCTTCAGCCGTTCTAATAGGGTCGGCCAGCGCGTCCTGGCATTCGGCCCGGGTCGCTTGGTCGTCTGGCCCGACCACCTCCCATTTTTCGGCCCCTATGCTTTCCCCGGCCTCCCGCAACACCTCCCCCTGAAACGATAGAAGCGCCGTGTTGGCGTGGGTGTAGGCGTATTTGCTTAATGGGCTTCCGGCTTTGTCCAATCCGGTTGTGGCCTCGCGCACCTGATCGACAATCTGCTTAAACGGCTGGCCGGAAATCACCGACTTGTATAGGCCAATCCGTAAATCGTCCATGGCCTTTTCACCGATAGCCGCGAACACCTCCAGGTCGACACGGGCCAAACCCTTGAAGGTATCAACCGACACCGTTGAGTATTCCGGCTTCGGCAATGACCGTGAGGCAAACGCTTTCCCTACCGCTTCAGGCTGCGCCCCGTAGGTGGCGACGTAATCGGCGGCGAGGTCGTTATATCCTGACTCGTGCAATGCCTGGATAAAGGCAGGCCGGGAGTTAAGCACGGTTGCCGCGTCCATCTTCGCCTGCGCCCCTGTGCCTGCCTTTGCCCCGGCCATTATCGCCACCACCCCGCTTTCCAGGTTGCCCATTACCCGCACCAACGCCTCAGCGTATTTAGCGCTTGAGGTCTCGGCGAGCTTTAGCATGGCGGTGGTTGGCATTATCTTTTATCCCAGCGGTAGACGAAGTTTATTTTATGTCGTAAAATCATAGCGCTTAAATTTGCCCATTTATGCCGTCAAAGGTCGGGATTTTGGCGGCGTTCGCGTCAATCTCGGCCTTTCTGGCTGCAATATCATCCTGGGTCAAGCTGGGATCGTCCTGCTTCCAGAGCATTTCCCGACTGACCGTCTTCGAGGCAAGCTGCATCTGGCGGATTTCCTCTTTCTCCTTCAGGTTGACGGGTAAATCTGGTTCGGGGAACTTGACCTTAAGCCGCGTCCCTGGCACCAACCCCAGACCGTGAGCCTCTGACAATGCGAGACATACCTGATAAAGCGCCTGCTCAAAAGTGTCGGCTGGCTTCTGGCGTTTCTTCCGAAGCTGCAACCCTGGCAGCTCTTCGACCACCAACTTAAACCCGGAGTCTGCCGAACCTTCGCCGGAAACCTTGATATTTACGCCCCATTCCTGGCCGATGTTGTCGCGGAAAGATTCCAGCCAGTTGCTGAATGCCCCAATTGCGACCGAGATAGACGATGGCGATTTATACTCGAAAAAGATCACCTCGTCGGGGTGCTGCTGCTTAACCTTGATAATCGAATCCGGCCCGAATATAACCCCGTCGGGCACTTCGGCGTTGGTGATAATCTGCCCGAAGGACTGGTACCGTTGGTTAAATTTCATCTCGGTATGAAACATATTGACCCCGAGATTGAAATTGATCAACTGCTCCCATTTGCGCTTACCCCAAAACCCAGACCGGGGCGGCTTAATGTCGTACAGCACAGCGCCGGGGGTGATCCCGTAAGGATGGGGCTTTGACTCAATCACGGTCGCCGCGCCGATGGTGGCATGTGCAGAGGCCACGGAGTTATTACCCCCGGAAACCATCATCTGCACCTCTAAATCAACCACCTGCTTGGAGTCCCAATAGTGATAGATCATCCCGCCCTTAGGGCCTATACCGCCGCCGCAATAAAGCAGGGATTCAAGGCGCTGGCTGGGCCGGTTCCACACACAATCGGCGTTATGCTGGCTCACCGCCGAAAAATAAACCGCGCCGGTCTCGTCGTTGTACTGCGGGATGACAATGGCGGCGTTCAGTAACCGCGCCAGGAGGTCGGCGTCTTCCAGCACTTCATCGAGATTGCTGTTTTCAATGAGCGCGTTATATGACTCGGTGGATGGCTCGTTGATCTCGCCATTTGCGCCCACCACAATCCTTTCCGGGTTTTGCTGGTAGGTCTGTGCCGACCGGTCAACGATCAGGCCGGTGATGTTTTCCCAGAGGGGTAAAATCCCGCGCTGCTTCCAGTTTTTTATCCCACACCCGGGCGTGTTGAGATACTCCTCGAAATGTGGCAGTTGCTCGCCGTCCAAATAATCGACGGCCTGGCGTGCGGATGCCCGTTGGTAGCCCCGGAGATTGTCGAGTAGCGCTTGATAGTCCATCAGTTAACCTCAACCCGGCCCCGGCCATACATGGGGTATTCATAGCTGGCATAATAGCGAATCGCGCTGATAACGTGCTGCGCGTTGTTGGTTTCGTCTTCCTGGTAGGTGCTGCCCTTTTGGAATTGCGCGGTTTTGAATCCCCTGGCGATAGTCGGGCATTTTGACTCGTTGACGTAGATATGCCGCCTGCCGTCTGCGGTCAAGATCCGGCTGCGGAGGCTGTTCTGGCCGTCCCTTATTGACCGAGTGGACGCGAACACGCGCCGCTCAACGATAAACCCCGCTTGCCTCAAAATGGCCTCAATCTCCAGATAGTTTGACAGCAACCCGTGTTTTTCCCCAACTCGCCCGGACGGGTCACCATACAACAAAACCTTGCACGCCCGGTGGTCCTTGTACCGCTCCACGAACTCGAGGGCGGCATGGCGTGGGGTGGCGTGGTCAAGTATGATCTCATCAACCACATAGTCAGCGCCTCCCCTGGTCTGGATAATGGCCGAACTCATCGGAAAAAAGTTGAAATCGTGACACCACCTAATCTCTCCGGGGATAAACCCTTCGCCGGTCGCGTTGCCATCGGTGGCGTAATCCTCGTAAATCCGACCGCTGGCAGTCTCAAAGCTGGCCTCGTACTCCTGGGCAAACAGTTTCGGCGACATACGCCGCTTTGCAGCTTCAATTACTTTGGGGTCAAGGATGTCAGATGACGGCCAGGAGTAAAACTTCCAGTCCTTATCTGGCCCCTTGGCGTATTCGGCCAGGTCGTAAAAATGGTTCAGCCCGTCCGGCACCCCGGTGAACATGCACCAAGCGTCTAGGCCGGGAGTGTCTAGGGCTGGCATGATGTTCTCGTCGATGGCTGCCGCCTTAACGTCGGCGATTTCGTCCACGTTGCCACCGGCCCAGGGGATACCCTCAAACCGGCTGGGCTTGTCTAGCCCTATCAGGTGGATTTCCGAACCGCCAACTAAGCTCATCACGAGGTCAGACTCCGATTTTCCGGCGATAAACTGAGGCCGGATAAATTTTTTCAGGTCGTCCCAATATATTTTCTTGACCTGCCCGTAGGTCGGAGCGGCGAGGAAATAAAGGCCAGGTGTCCCAAAGGCGGACGCTATCACATGCCGCTTGGCCCGTTCCGTCTTCCCCGACCTTCTCCCCGCCGCCACAACCTTGAACCGCACCTTGTCGGTTATCATGGCGTCTTGAACTGGGTGGCTCTTGAGCGTGTACCATCTTGCCCCCATTGCCTCGGTTAAATCGATCATCGGAGAAGGGGGGCAAGTTTCCGCATAAGATCGGAGAGGTCATCATCCCCCCCGCCATCGGGTTTGTCTCGCCAGTTGGCCTTATCGCGATTTTTAAGCCAAAATATACAGGCGGTGGTGTCAGGTGGGTAATGCTTGGTAATCGGCGTGACCGTGATTTCCCCTTGGAAATTCGAGATATGACTGTCGGGGTGGCTATATCCGGTTGCGCGTTCAAACAGGCTCCTTACTACTCGCTTGTCGTGGTCTTCTTTGGAGTCCTTTAGGGACTGTAAAAAGTCCGGGTGGTTTTCTTTCCAATTATTCAGGGTTTTTTCTGTTACCCCAAAGAAGTCAGCTATTTGCTGGTCAGTGGCTCCCAAGGCGCAAAGCTTTTCGACTTGCCCACAATATTCAGCTCGATACTTGCTTGGTCTACCCACTTGCACAACCTCTTGCACTACCTGGACAACAAAAAAGCCGCCGCGCTGGGGTTAACCAGCGGCAACGGCTCCATTTTGATTTATTTTCGCCATAGTTTTTACCCTGTGGCGATTGTATTAAGTTTTTTTATATTTGCAAAGTTTTTTTAATTTGGTGGGGTTTGATGCTGCTCCTGGCTGATTTTTTCCTCCATCTTAGCATGATCAGCATTGGCGCAGACCAGGGCGAAGACGAAAAAAGCGAACATCATCATGGACACCATTTCACGGCAGGTTACAGTTTTCATTTTGCGTGTTCTCCTTGTTTGTTTTATTACAATTTATTCCGGCAAGAGCAGCAATACTTCCGGGCAGGGAGTTTTCCCAGCCATTGAATCCGGAGGTAATGGGATTTTCCGCACATCGGGCATTTGCATTCGGTGCTTTCCCCAAAAGGGGAACTTTCGTTTTTACCAACCCTTTGCCCGATCGCTCTGGCCATCAGTATGGCACCTCGTCGCCCACCAGTGGCGGATGCTCCTCGCGATCGGGCTCTTTGGGCTGCGCCAGGCTGGCCTTGAGCGAGAGAAACTTATTGCCGGTGGTCTTGGCAGTCCTCACCCAGGCGGCCAGCTCGTACTCCACCCCCTCGATGTCAATCTTGCCTTTGTAATACGGCTTATTTCCACCCTCCTCGTAGCTTTTTGATTTGAACATTGCCCCACTATTTGTGTTGTCGTAGTCTGCCATCTTTCGGAATCTCCTTAATTTGCATGTAAACGGGAAACCCTTTTTCCCATATTTTGTAGTTCCACCACAGAACCAGATTTGACTTGCACCACCTGGTTCCCCGTGGGTTCTTTATTTTCCGGCTGTTGAGTTCAGATACCACGGTGGCCAACACCCCCGGGTCGCCGGTCAGCTTCGTCATCCATGGCAGGACAATATCGAAAGTTCCATCTCGCTTCACTCTTTCCACCTCCTGTCGGTAGCGCAAGTCACGCTGATGGGCGTCTCTTTTTTGCCGGTGATGCTGGCCTGGATGGTCAACTCCCCTTTGCACCTGGTTGAGAGGTCGTTGATGAACTGGAGTTGACGCGCCTCGTTATCGGCGTTGATCAGGTCCGGTTTCTGCCAGGAGGAAATCAGCGAAACTCCACAGGCCCAGCACGTCACGATTACCGCCGTGACAATTAACCCCCGGGAAAGCCATCTCCCGACATCAAGCCAGAATATCTTCCAGTCCACGCTCATTCCCTCACCGCCACGACTACTGCCGTCCGGTCGGTAAGGTCATATCGTTTGTAGGAACGGATTTCGATTATCTGAGAATCGTCCTGGTAAACAACGCCGTTCATTCCGTCCATGATAGACTTGACGATGTTGTCAAGATCCGGCTTTTTGCATGGCCAGATACGATAATCAAGGGCCTCTAAGCGAAGCTTCTTGCTCATCGACGCTGGCGGTGCCACATAGACCACCACGGACAAGACCAGAGGCCCGGTCAACGGCACCCGGGCCCCCATCTCATGCGCTGCCAGCATCTTCACCATCGACTCAAAATTCACCGTACCCTCAGCGGTGTAGGCTTTGACAAACCCACCGACTTTAGTAAACCTTGGCCTCATCTTCCCTACCGGTTTGCCCGGTATCGTGAACTCGATCATCTCTCACCTCTCCTGTTTTTTTGATGACTTGGGGCATCTCTTCAAAACCGCCAGGGCCACCCATTGGCTAGTGAATCCTTCCGGTGGATCAACCAAACATCCCGCCTCTCGGCTCAGAAGCTCGAACCGTTCGCACTTGTTTCCGACACATATTGCGTTCATAGATGCCTGAACTCATATTCTTCAAGGGCAGATTTTATAGACCCGTCTTCAAGCGTTGTCTGCATGGTTCACCTCTTCAAGCCTGGTAAAATTGTTTATAAATTCAAGGGTTTGGTGGCCGCAAGCTCCATGCCGGTTTTTTTCAATCGCAAAGGCCAGTAGATTTGCCGGTTGTCCTTGAGTCTTTTTGTATCTCCGAAGCATTACTCCGAGGTCCGCCACTGCCGCCAGTTCACCACCTCCCTTAAATTCTAAGTTGTCGTGATTGCCTTGGGCCGTGTTATTGCTCACCTGCGACAGACAGACAATGCAGGTTTTCAACTGCTTTGCAAGGCGCTGCAAACCTTTGGCAATGTTGTTGGTCTTCTCGTACTCCGTCCCGCTCCCCGCCCATGTCATGTTCTGCACGTAGTCAATAAACACCACGTCAATTTTCCCGCCCATCGTGATTTGGCGAAGGCGCATTTCAATATCCTGGAATGAATAAATATCGTCAAAAAGAGAAATATCCTTTTCCGCCAGCCATTTAAGCCGATCATCTACCTCTCCCCATCCGTCCCGCAGTTTTCCGGAAAGTATCAGATTTGAATGGAATCCGGTCATCCTGGCCAACATCCGCGCCGTGTTCTGCTCTTCCATCATTTCGGTTGAAACAATCGCCGCGCGGTAGTCTCCCAACTCAAACAACCGGCAAATCATATCGACCACGCAAGCGGTCTTCCCAGCGCTGGTCTTGGCCCCAATCATCCAAACATGCCCAGGCATATACCGGATGTATTTTGCGTCTAGGAACTTATAACCAGTTGGAATTCCGTAATCAGCACCCTTGTTATCCTGCACCGTGCGCCGGAATCTTGACACTACATCGGCCATTTTCCAGCTTTTAGATTCACGCCCGATAGATTCACCGGCCAAAGCCAATAGCTCAGACGCCAGAGAATCAGCATCTAAGGCGCTTTTGCTTAACGCTAAGGCACGTTTTCGGATATTAGCGGCCCGTGCATCGTCGGCTATCGTTTTTGCGTCACGCGCCAAATTAGAGGGGAAAGAAGCGCCAGTGGTTAAACTAGACAGCCACCCCATATCAATCTGCCCGTGAAGGTGCTTCGCCGCAGATATTAAATCAGGCGTCCCGCCGCCCTTGGTAATCTCGACCAGCGCCCCGTAGACTATCCCGCATTTAACGGCCCGGAAATCATCGGGCCTGATTATCTCGTAAACCTCGGCCAGCTTGTGCGGGTGGTTAAGTAGCCCGCCAATTAGTCCTTGCTCTACATCCATTTTGATTCTCCGATATCAACCTCTGTTTCGTCTGCCCAACCCTTTGCTCTTAGCCATGTCGCCGGATAGGGGATAAACTGGCCGCCGTCCTTGAGCCAGTCGGGAGATTGCTTTTGCTTTTTTATGGCCCCCAAAAGTTCGGGGAAAAAGCCAGGGGTTATCTTTGCCGCCTTCCAAGCCTTTTCTGCGTCTCCCCTTTTTTTCTTCTTCGGATATTCTTTCCAGAAAATATCAAAAAGATTTTCTTTTGAAGGGACACTTACGGGCGGATTTTCGCCCATAGTCTTTTTCTCCTCTACTCTACTCTCCTCTACTCTACTCTGGTGCGTCAAGTTGACATGGGGTTCTGCCGAAACGGTTACCACCTGGTTGCCATCTGGTTGACAAGTGGTTGCCATTAGACGTAAGTCTATGAATTTCTGAATACTTGGAATTGTGTCAAGCTGGCATATTTTCATAATTACTCTGGGGTCTGCTGTAATCTCCCCGTTGTTGTCTGCTGCGACCATCCAGATCGACACCAGTTGCCCTTTCTCTGCATCCGTCAAGGCCGCCCACTTACTGCTGCTGAGCAAACTCCGATAAACCTTGATCCACGGTGGGGTACCTCGATCCTTCCTGAAGGTTTGCCAGCCTTCCCATTCGTGCATTTTTAGGGTTGCCATCTGGTTGTCACCTGGTTGTCAAGTGGTCGGTCTTTTTCCGTGACAGCCAAAATCTTGCTTTCCATCTCTCGACTAGCTGTTATCCCTCCTGACTCGTAAAGGCTGAGTGTCGAATTTGTCACTCCAATTACCGCCGACATCTCCTTTTGAGTAAAATCAAGAGAACGTCGATGCTTCCGCAATTTAATTCCTAAGTTTGTCCGTGCCATTTACCCCTCCATGTTTTGTTTGAAAACTGTGGTGATCCTACCACCCATAAAAACCCAAAGCAATCAAAAAATTTTTCATGTTTATCAATTTTATTGTTGACCATTCCCCCGCAAAAGGTTCTAATGGATTTGTCGCAAGGGTGAAAACAAAATCACGGAGAAACGAGATGAGCAGAGACGGAAGAATCGCACGGTGCAGGATGTCCGGGAAGGATGTCGATAACGAGATGACAAACGAGATCGGCATGACCATCTGCCCGGGTTGCGGGAATTCTGTCACGCCGCTTATGGACAAAGAAACCGGGTTCCTTTATTTCCCGGGCCACATGGTGAGAGAGGGAGGAGAGTGATGCTGAGAAAAGCCTTTTTGATTAACGAGGACTGGATGAAGACCTTCGGCTATGAGGGCATGGATAACCGGGTTGCTGTGCGCCGGTTTGACCTCAACAGCCGGACCGTGCTGGTCGATAACCCCGCAGATCCCAAGTTTGGGAAGCAGTTGACAATCTCCATCGACCGGGGCCGGTTCGTGCAGGTGGGATTATGATCGAGGAAGAGCTGAGAGAGGTTTTTGAAACCATGACGCGGGAACAGTTGGTTGAGGCCGCCGTGGCCCTGTCGATGGACGCTGACCGGCTCAGAAACGAGCTTGATGCAGCGCAGGGGGTGATCAGATGAAATTTTCCATCATCTTATGCCAATGAAAAAGGCCATTCAGGCCCACCGGGGCCAAGCAGAATATCTGCCCCAGATGCACCGCAGATAGGAAAACAGTCAGAAAAATAAATAACCCCAGAAGGTTGGCGTTTTGGGTCTCTGGCCCAAAGACAATTGGGGCCGTATTCGCCAAAAGTGACGAGTTTGTGGTTGATTCTTTAACAAAATAGTGGAGATGAGAGATGAGCTTCAGACCTGCAAATTTAGGCATCCAGCCGGAATGGATGACCAGCGAGAAATACCACGGCGGTGCCGGATTCTCCACCAGCAACATCAAAAAGCTGAAGGAGAAATCCCCGGGCCACATGATCTACGCCAAGGAGCATCCGACCGATCCCACTGAAGCCATGGGAGTTGGCCAGGCGTTCCACACCCTGACCCTGGAGCCTCAGTATTTCCACTCCCGGTTCCATGTCATCCCTGCCGGGTTTGACCGCAAGAGCAACGACCGCAAGGCGCAATACGCCGAGTGGGTCGCCACCGGAAAGATCATGATCAAAGAGGAGAAGCTGGCCGACGTCCGCGAGATGGTCAAGGCGGTTCACGCCCACCCGGCGGCGGCGGCCCTGCTGATCAAGATGGGTGCCGTCTATGAGCTCCCGGTATACTGGGAAGACCAGGAGACAGGCATCCTGTGCAAGTGCCGCCCGGATATCATGATCAACAATTCCGGCCAGCGGTTCCTGGCCGACCTGAAGAAATGCCAGGACGCCTCACCAGAGGGTTTCACCCGGGCCTGCGGTAACTACCTCTACGATGTCCAGGCCGGGATGTACTTGGATGGATGCAGCGTGGCCACCGGTCAGGAGTTCGCCAGCTTTTCTTTTATCTGCTGCGAGGACGAGGCCCCTTACGGTGTCGCCGTCTATGAGGCATCGGAGGAAATGGTGGCCCTGGGAAAGAGGATATTCCGCGAGGCCATGTCAACCATCGACGAGTGCATGTCAACCGGAGTCTGGCCGATGTACCCAGGCAAAGTGCAGACCATTGATCTTCCCCGGTGGAGGTATTTCGATGCGAAAGAGTAGGCGGCAATATCAGCCGGGCGACCGGGTGGAGGGGATTTTAAACCTCCTGGTGATCCTGGACAAAAAAGAGGCGGTGTTCTGGCGCGGGAAATACTACCACCCCGGGTGGGTAAGAAGTTGGCAGTTGGGAATGGTTTTGAGCTACCTAGACCAGGGCGAAATTTTTAGAGCCGTGAAAATCAACAAGGAGACGCGAGATGGGCAGTGAATTAGCGGTAATTGATGAGAAAGCAGGGGTAGCCACCACGGGGGGGAAAATCTCTCCGCTGATCCCTCAAGACCTGGCCGGGTTCTGGGCCATTGCAAAAATCATGGCCGAGGGCGGACTGATCCCCGACGCCTACAAGGGCAATATTGCTAAAACCATGTCAGCCATGATGCTGGGCGCCGAGATCGGCATAAGCCCTTTTCAGGCTGTGCAGTCCATCGCGGTGATCAACGGCAAACCGGGAATCTATGGCGATATGATGATTGCTCTGGTTCGTGGCAGCGGGTTGCTGGAATACTGCAACGAGAGTATCGAGCGGCCACCGGCTGGGTCGTCTGTCGATAACCTCATGGCCCGGTGTGAGGTCAAGCGTAAAGGGGAGCCTCTCCCGCAGGTCCGCACATTCAGCATTGAGGATGCAAAGAAGGCGAAGCTCTGGGACAAGTCGGGGCCGTGGACACAATACCCGAAGAGGATGCTGGCCGCCCGGGCCAGATCGTATGCCCTGCGCGATGTCTTCCCTGATGTCCTGGCTGGATTCACCAGCCGCGAGGAACTGGAGGATGAATCAGTGCCCGTTCCGATGGTTGACACCATCCAGCACGCGGTAGATGTGGCCAGTGGCAATGTCCAGGACGCAGAGGTAATCTTGCCATGGCATGACAGCACCAGGTGGAAGTCGCTCAAGGCAGGTTTTGAGGAGTTCATCCTCGCCAACGTCAACCGCCTGGGAGAGGTGCCAACCAACAAACTCAAGGACATGGAGGAGAAATGGAATCGCATCGTCAGACCCCACAAACCATGGCCGCTGTCAGCACAGGCCCAAAGCGACCAGGAGAGCCATGCGGGTGCCGAGAATGCCAGTGGCACCGGAATTTCCAGCGGTCAGAATACTACCGAGCCAGTCTCTACCAGGCAGTCAGAGGACTCATCTACTGCGGCCCAGGACTCCCCCAAGGGTGAGGAGGTGCTTGATGACGATCCAATCAGCCAAATCAACCGGTGTGACGACCGGATGGACCTGATGACCTGGGGCCGCGACAACGCTGCGCTGCTTGAAAATGAGGCGGTCTATGCTGCCTACGATGCTCGGATGGCCGAGATCGTGCTGCCGAAATAATCACCTGGCTGGTGGTCGTCGCCGACGCTACCACCAGCCAATACCAACCCGGGGAGAAAGTCATGGAATTAGAGGTCAAAGTAGAAAAAGGACTGGTGATTTTTGGAGAGAAGCAGATCACTCCAGCATTGTTTTGGGCAGAGGGA